TGTACAGTACTGGTGAAAAAGATCGACGACTTGTTGAATTAGGTTTTTCTGCTGCTTACGTTGCTAGGTTGACTGAGAATGATAAAGACTATCAGTTACGAATTTCTGATGATCCAGGTTCTCTATAATGGCCTATGGTAAAGGTCGAGCAATAGGATATACTGATTATTACAAAAATAACGATAGTACTCCTGATGATCGAGAATCTGAGACTAATGATTATAGAAGTATAACTCCTAAACAACAGTCTATTACAGATATGAGTGCTGAAGATAAAAAGAAAATGGCTATTCGGCGTAGGCTACAGAAGTTGAAGGCAGGAAAATAAATGGGACAGCCCACTCCTCCGGGAGATATGCCACTTTTTGATGGTTTAGGATCAGAGTGGAACGATATTGTCGGTGCACTTCCCGAAGATAAACGAGCTGAATTAGCTCCTAGGATTAAAGAGCGTATTTCTGCTTACGAACCTCTCAAGAGTTACGAAGACTTTCATAGGTCTGGAATTACTCCTGATCATATCAGCACTGCTCTTGGTGTTTTTTCCCTTATTGAAAATAAGCCTCGTGAAATTTATGATGCTATTGGACAGCATTTAGGACTTACGCCACAGGAAGCAAAAGCTGCTGTAAAGACTTTGGAAAAAGAAATGGAGGAAGATCCTCGTATCCAGACAATGCAGCAGCAAATTGATACTCTTGCTCAAATTGCATTGGCTCAGCGTCATCAGACTACTCAGGAACAGCAACTTGCGGAGCAAGAAGCTGCACTTGAAAAAGAGTTGAGTAGTTTAAGAAGTAAATACGGTGATTTTGATGAAGAAGAAATTCTTATGCGCATGGTACATAAGGAAATGACTGCCGAACAAGCTTTTCAAGAATATGCTAATAAAATTTCTGAACTTCGGAAGACACGTCCTTCTCCGATGGTTATTGGTGGTGGGGGAGTAGTTCCCCAACGTAAGTTGGATGTTACGCAGTTGGATAATATGGGTACTAAGAATCTAGTTGCTCAGATGATGCAACATGCAATGCTAGAGCAGAAGAAGCCATAAGTACTACTGAGGTATATCCTCAACGCAGTTGCCATCGTTTAATTTATAATTTTTATCTGTAAGTACTTTTATTTGGAGGGCAGTAGCTATTACTACCACGATGACAACTGCTGATAACATTCTTAAAGAGGTGTATGAGCCTCGGGTTAGGGATCAGCTTCAGTCTCAGATTGTTACTCTTTCTCGTATTCAGAAGACTTCCGAAGGTGTTGAATCTGACGCTATCGGTGGTAAGTATGTTCGGTTTGCTGTGCGAGTTAAGCGTAATCATGGTATTGGTGCTCGTAATGAAATGGAAGCACTTCCTAATCCGAAGACTCAGGATTACCGTTCTTCGCAGTTGAAGCTTGCTTATCTTTATGGTGCTATTCAGCTTTCTGGTCAGACTTTTGAATTAGCTGAGAGTAATGCTCAGGCTTTTGCGAGTGTTTTAGATCAGGAAATGGAAGGAATGCGGGAGGGTCTTAAGAAAGACACTAACCGCCAAACTTATGGTACTACTACTGGTATTTTGGCAGTTGCAGCTTCTGGTACCACGACTACTTTAGTTACTGCTGCTAATGCAATTATGTATGCTGAAATTGGTATGTTTGTTGATGTCTATGATGCTACTGATACCAATACTACGCCTGTTCTAAATAATGCTAATGTTGAAATTACTGACATTACTGAATCTGCTGGTGTTTATACTATTACATTTGGAACAGCTGTTACCGCAGTAGCAGTTGGTGACTTTATTACACGTACCGGTTCTAGGGGTAAAGAAACTGTCGGTTTTCAGCAGATGGTTGCTGGTATTACCGATACTAATGCTCTTGGTACTGGTGGCGGTGCTCTTTATAATATTACGCATTCTGTGTGGACTGGTAATATGGATTCGACCGCAGGTGCTATTTCTGAAGGTCGAATGATTAATCTTGTTGATAAGATTCGTACTCGTGGTGGTACTACTACTGTTGGTTTTTGTTCTTTAGGTGTTCGTCGTGCTTATGCTAATCTTCTTGAACAGCAGCGACGTTATGTAAATACTACTGAATTTACCGGTGGTTTCAAAGGTATTGCTTTTACTACGGACTATGGTGAGATTCCGATTGTTGCTGATTTTGATTGCCAGCCCGGTCGTCTTTACTTTATGAATGAAAAGGAAATTAAACTTTATCAGGCTGGTGATTGGTCTTTCATGAATCGTGATGGATCTAATTGGCAGCGTCTTATTGATTCTTCAGGTGAGTATGATGCATATCGTGCTCGTCTTTTCAAGTACTGCCAGCTTGGTACTCACCGTCGTAATTCTCACGGACTTATGACTAGCATTACTGAGGCATAATTATGCGTCAAGATATTACTCTATTTGCATCAGGAGTTTTAGGGAATAGTCAAGCTGCAGATACACTTGTTGCTCTTATAAATGCCCCTGGACCTGGTAGATATAAGGTATGGGGGCATGGAAGACATAGTCTTGCAGATGGTTTGAAATTTACAAGTCCCATGACTCCTGCTCTTGTTATAGCAGGAGGGGCTGGTGATACTGTTAGTTTTGGACCATTTGTTGTAGATATTACTAATTATACATCGGGTATTAATGTTGCGTTAAGATTAGCCACAGGGGCTTCAGATACTGCTGCTGTTACTATTTATGCGGAAAAGATTAATCACTAAATGGCTATTACCAGGACGCATACTAGAACTCATGTACTTGTGGGGTTCGCTAATCCTTATCTAGTTTGTGACGAATGTAGAAAGTCCGTTCCTTATTGGCATAATCCAGATCGTTGCGGTTGTGAACAAGAAGGCTTTTTTAATCATCCTTGTAAGCACAAAGCAGGCGTGTCTTCTATTTGCTATTCTTGGAATCCTGTTGATGGATGTATGTGTAGTAATAAGGAAACGCACGACAGGTGAGAATGGGTGTGGTCGTAGTTGTAGAAATTGCGACCACCCTGTTCTTTATTTACAACAGAAGGGCTTGTAATGACTCCAACTCCTAAAAAGTCAGAATCTCCCTCGTTGTCTGATATGCTTAATAAGACTCCTGCCGAGTTAGCATCTGAGACTCCGGAAGAGTCTGCTGCAAGGTATAACATCAGCAGTGAGATTCCAGATGAAGTAGATGAGAATCCTAATGTAGAAGTTTATAAGGATTCTGGTGCTAAGCAGATTCCCAGCGGAACTCATCTGCATCCTGATGTAGCAAAGGATAACTATAATAGAGCACTTAAGGGAGGTACTGAAAACGCAACAACATCTCGTGTTATTTCTCAGGCTGTATATGCTGATGAATCACCCTTAGATGATACTGGAAGAGCTAAGAAGTAAATGTCAGAAATTGACGAATGGGTCTCCGCTGAGTTTCAACGCTTGGCGGAGATCATAAATGATTATGATCAGTATTTGTTTCTTGAAATGGTCCCTGTGGCGGAACAGCAGAATTTAACAGATAAATCTAAAGTTTTTCGTATTGTAGATGATAGAAATAAAAAAATTGTTTTATATGCAGATTCTTTGTCTAATCCTGCTGACATTCTTGCTAGATTATGGAGTTCTGATAGTAGACATGGTAATGTGCTTCAAAGAATGGATGCTCACAATAAAGCTGTTGAAGCTTTGAAACTTAAAGAAGAAATTGATGAAAGAGAAGCTATGAAAGATTTTAGTGCTTTTGTTATTAAGAATACTAAGAGTCGTTGGATTCATGAAGGTCGTGTACGTGATGATGAGTTTAGAGACTTAGGTTCTGTTAGGAAACATCTAACATGATTGTCAGTGATATTGTTACTAGAGTTAGACGTATCTTTGGCGATGAAGCTGCTGTTCAGGTAAATGATGATGATATTAAACGTTGGATTAATGACGGTCAAGTAGAGATTATCAAACATAATGATGGTGCCTTACAAAAGACAGCCTTTATCAATATTGTAGCTAATCAATCTTCTTATACTCTACCTACTGATTTAATGATTCTTAGATCACTACGTTACAAATTTTCAGCAATGTTGAGCTATAGTGCTTTAAGATATAAAAATATGCAAGAATTTGATAACTCGATTGATGGTTGGGATGGTACTGCTTATACAGCAGGAAATCCTGCATTCTTTACTATGTATGAAGGTAAGGCTCTTTTATTTCCTACACCAAGTGAGTCTTTTACTAATGGTATCAAAGTTTTATATAATCAAAAGCCTACAGATGTAACGGGGCTTTCAGATACAATCTCGCTGCCTCTTATTTACCACAATACCCTTTTAAAGTATTGCATGTGGCAGGCTAGTCTTTTGGATGAAGATCATGAGCCTGCACAAATGTATAAAGTAGATTTTCAATCTGATATGAGTTTACTACAGACCCGAGAAACTACAGAAGCTACGGCTACTTATCCCACTATTACAGTATTGGAATACGATCAGTAAGGAGAAGGAATGCCTACTGAGATTTTAAGATTGGGGCCTTTTACAGGAGGATTGAATATTGGATCAGATCCAGTGCTTGTGCAGGATAATGAATTAACTGATTGTTTAAATTTTGAACTTGATACAGATGGATCTCTTGTAAGCAGGCCATCTATTCAAATTATGTTTCAAGGGGCAACCAATCAAAGACTTCTTATTTTTGGTTCTATTGTATTCAGTGGTACTTTGTACTTGTTTGCAACTAGAGATGGTAAGACTTTTGTTAGTTCGAATGCAGGCAGTTCTTGGACCGAATTGAATCCTGGAGCAGTTTCTCGTGAATGTAAAACAATGGAAGTTTATAATAATACAGTATGGCTACCTGCCACCCCCGGAAGCGCTAACGGCGGAATATCTTGGACTGTTGGCGGTGGCGCTGTTGCAGTTGCTGCTATGCCCAGAGCTGAAAAGTGTGTAGTTCATAAGAACAGGTTATATTTATGTCCCGGAAATACGGCAACTTCTAATGCATCTCGTCTCTCGTTTTCAGCATCGGCCGATTTTACTACATGGCCTGGTACTAATTTTATTGATGTACAGCCTGGTGATGGCGATACTCTCAATAATGTGGTCGTCTATCAAGATAATCTACTACTTTTTAAAGGAGAAAGTACTCATGTTCTTGCATACGATTTAGATCCTGCTGATGCGATTCTTCGTGAAATTAATCCTGTAGTTGGATCTGATGGGAGTCTAGGAGTAGTACAGTATGAAAATACGGTGTATGCTTTGCACCGTAACAAAGTATACGAAATTATTAATTATAACTTTTCTCTGCTCAATCTTAAAGTGCCGCTTGTATTCGATAATTCATTACCTACAGGTACTACAACGAGATATGAAAATCAGCATTTAAGTATTTTAGGAGAACGTCTTGTTGTTAGATACTATAACCGTACCTATTCTTTCCAACTTCGTACTAAAACCTGGGGAGAATGGTCAAAAACTGATGATACCTCAACCATTGAATGGCATATATTCGGTCCACTCATTAGAGCACGTGATCTCACTGGATCAGGGCTTGATTCTTATTACACGGGATACTCCTTCGACGTCTCTTCCGGAGGCTATAAAGTCATTAAGATCATTGATGGTAGATCAAGTGGTACTTCCGAAGGACTAGGTACTCATAAATTTTACTGTGTAGCGACTACTAAAGATTATGACATGGCTGATCCTGTTAGATACAAGAAATTGTTCTGGTGGAGTGCGGATGTAATTACAGGTAAAGACGTTACTGGATTTGCTACTCCTATTACTTTGATTAACTCAACTACATGGGATGCTTTAAATGGTGAAACATGGGCTGACTTGAATACTTGGGAGAATCCTACTGCTGGTGCAAATAGTTTTCAAGAGACTATTACAGGTGATGATATTGCTAACACTAATAAGTTAATCAAATTCGGAAAAACAATGAGATTCAGAAAGATTAACTTTTCTTTACGATTAGAGACTAATGGAACTACAGCACAACCTACTAAGATTTTTCAATATGCAGCTGTGGTAGGTATCAAGCAATTGGTGAGTGCTAGAATTTCATAATGCGAAAAGGAGGAAGTAAAATTATTTATCAAGGTAAACAATTTCTTCCTTATGCCGCTGGAGATAAAATTTACGGTGGTGGAAGGGATGCTCCTAATATTGGTCCTGTAGACCCTTCTGGCCACAGAGAGAGGGATTTAAAATATCAAGCTAGACGAACGGCAATGTTACGCAGATTAAAGGCAGTTAGTAGTGGTAACCAAATGAGTGCTGATGTGGGGAGGATAATTTAATGCCTATTGATAATTCAGGTGGAAGTAGTATTGGTGCTAGTTTTGGTTCTGCTATTTCTAAGGCACTTAAGCCTAGATCGGCTGGTAGTTCTGTAGGTAGGGCTGTTTCTAGAGCATCTAGGAGTAGTAGGACGCGTTCTCGGAGCAGTGGGGGAGGTACTAGGTATTCTATTCCTGAAAATAGGGGAGGTGGAAAATCTAGGGGTGGAGGTGGTCGTCCTGAGATGTCCATTCCTGAAAATCACTATAACACGCCCAAAACAGGTATTCCGGATATTAATGCTTTCTTAGGTACTGATGCTGCATATCAAAATGTAGTACGGGGAGGAAAGCGTAGCTTAGCTGATTTTTTAAGTGAATTAGGTCGCCGACGCGGAGAAGCTGGAACTCAGTTTACTCAAACTAAGGCAAGTATGGAACGTGATCGTGTTCAGCAATTAGAAGATTTACGTAATGAATTTGCATCTCGGGGTTTAATTCAGTCTGGTCTTTTTGGTGAAGAGCAGGGAAAATTTCAGCAACAATTTACTCAGCAATCTCAAGCTTTACAGCAGCAGCAGGCAGCTTTACTTGCTGATTTGATGTCTCAGGAAAAGAATTATCGTAGGGAACAAGATTTAGCTCTTGAAGCTGCAAAACAAGAAGCACTCGCACGACGTGCTGCAAAATATAAGATTGGTGCTTAGTTTAAGGAGTAGTGATGGCAGGTGTTTTTCCCGGGCCTGACATTGCGGCCCTTTTAGAAAGATTAACTAGAACTCCACGACAGTACGCTTTAGGTGAACTTAAAAGAACTATTCCTTTTGTTGGTGGTCCTTTTTCTGCAACTACTCCTTCAATTCTTAATTCTCAACGAGGTGCTTCTCCCAGACCAACTCAGAATTATGGTAATATTGGTAATGCTTTTGGTAGTGCCGTTAGTGATGCAGTAACTCAATTAGGTCAGATGCAGCCACAGGATCCTCTGATGGCTCTTTATCAGCAACTATTGAGCCAACTTCAACAGCCTGTCAATATGCCCACCAGTGTTAATACTGCTGATTTAATGTCTCAGGTGCATAAAGTTATTGATCCTATTTACGATCAAAGATCTAAAACTGCGCAAGCGCAGGGTACTAGAAATCGTCAAGAAGTTAAAGATATGTACCGAGCTTTGTCTAACGATTATGAGAGATTGGCGCCACAACAAGCTGCACAAGCTGCTGATGCACAAAAACAAGTTGAGCAATTATACGGTCAATTGCGCAGCAATATTCAAGGTGATTATTCAAGGGTCTCAAATGAGCAAGGTGAACTCTTTAAGCAGTTAGGAATTGAAGCCGCTCTACCTGATGTATTACAAGAACAGCAAGCTCCTGTGGCTGATGCTTTAACAGGTGCTGCTGAAAATCAGGCTCAACAAGCACAGAGATATATGGATATTGGACAAGCTGATCAAACTTATTACCGCGAAGGTTCTCCAAATGCTACTATGGCAGGTAATGAAATTTCAACAAATATGCTGGCTGAATTACAGGATTATTTAAATAACCTTGAAGCTGAACGAACTTCTGGTATTCAAGAAACTTATATGAATCAGTACAATCAAGCTCAAAATATGTTAATGCAGCAGCAGCAGATGGCTCAAGGTGAAGCAGGTCGCCGTCAAGGTATGCTGTGGGATATGTTACAAAGTCAATTACAAGGACGTAAACAGCAAGCGTTGACTCCTGACACTTATATGTCACAATTATCTCCTGATGCTCAGCAGGAGTTGGCGAATGCCTTTACGCGTCTTCAGCGTAGTCCTGAGGCTGTATATGGTAAGGTTGAAGATAAGCGTAATCCCGTTCCTGGTACTTTTGTAGATACGACTCCTCAGTGGTTTATGGCGCAAGCTGATGAAATGTTGCGACGTGGTGAAATTGATGAAGAAACTCATCAGGAACTTTTAATGTACTTGCAGTTGTATTACGGTAAGAAGTAACTATGACCGATCAAGAACTAACTAATATTCTTGCTAACTTAGTTAGAGAGAATGCACGCAGAGGTCCTTTACCTAATTTTCAGCAAGTAGCTGGTTTATCTCAATCTGTCCTTTCAGGTGTTGGAATTCAAAATCCCTATAAGTCTACTGAGGAGAATAATCGTAAAGATCCGCGTGGACCGGGTGTTGTTAATAGAATTATTGATCTTATGTCTCGACCGCTCTATGGGGTATTAAATCCTATTAAGCAAGAAATTCTCGAACATAAAGATGAAGATCCTTTAGTTGCAGGTATTCATGCAGCAACAGACTTTCTAAATCCTATGAAGACTGGACCGAATGTTGTAGCAGGTCTAACTGGAAAAGAAAAAACTACAGGTAGAGATATTGTTGAAGAAGTAGTTCCTGAAGGTTCTCCAGGTGCTGCTAAATTTGCAATTGGTATGGGTATTGATATCTTAGCTGATCCATTAACTTATCTTGGTGGAATCGGTCTAGCACCAAAATTAGGAAAAGCTGCTAAAGCCAGTACTGAAGCACTTAAAGCTGTTGAAGAAGGTACTGGAAGAACAGCTCAAAATTTAGTAGAAGAAATTTCCCGCAGAGCTGCAACACAGGCTAATAATCTCAACAAAGTAGATGAAGCAGTCCCTCCTCCGTCTAGTATTCCCACTCCTGTTTCTGATTTAAATGCTGCTACTCCGATGCCTGCCGGACCTCAATTAGCACTCCCTAGTGTTGCATCTGAAGTACCTAAAACTCCTATCGTTTCTAATCTTAGACAACATATTCCCCCATTAGCTCTTTCAGACAAGCCCTTCTCTGCCCTGCCCGACATTAAGCGGTTAAATGAGCAGATTATCAAGACAAAGAGCCCTGTGGCTAAGAACATTCTTAGGAAGCAAATTGAGAAACTTCAAGCTGGAGTTAAACCGGCAGACGCACTTACTGAAGCTAGAATTGCTCCTCCTCCTTTTCCTGAGTTAAGTATTAATGAACGATGGATTAATACAGCAAGAGAAGCAGCACAAGAGTTTCTTAAAAATAATAGAATTAGAAATATCAACCATGTAGGACAGACAAATCTTTATAATAAAATTCTTCACGCAGCTGGTAAAGTGCGTAAAGATCGTAGAGCCTTTCATGTTTTTCAGATGCTTAGAATTGCAGAAGAAGAAGTTTTACAGGCTGGTAGGCATTTAGTAGATGCTGAAGGTATTAGTGTTCGACTTAGTGACATTGCTAATCTGCTAGGTGGGCCTAAAGCTCTATCTTCTAAATTAGTGGATGACTTTAGAAAAGCACGTCCTTCCCAACGAATTGAAGATTTGAAGTCTTATACTACGCCACAGGTTGTTGCAGAAATCTTAGATCCTGTAGTTAAAACAGGACAGGATTTGGTGCCCTATGTTAAAAATCTACCTCCCAGTCAAGTACCTTCCGTAACTAGTGAACTAGCTACAGAATTGAGTCGACTTGCAGAAAAAGCAGGTGCTTCGTCGAGAGAGGCGAGAACAGCAAAAACTTTCATTGATGATCTTTTTAATCCAGATCGTGATAAACTTTATAGCACTATTCAGCAAGAAGCGCGTAATCTTGTCAGGCAGTCTTCTTCTGGTATTCTTAATCCTCAAACGATGCATAAAATTACTGATGAGACATACAAAGTATTAGGTGCTAATCCTAAACTTTTAGGTCGACAGACAGAACAAAGTAGAGTAACTGAAGGCATCATGACCAAGTTTGCCACTTGGTGGGGTGCTAAAGATCTCAAACCATTCTCTAGAGAATATATTGATACAGCTAGGAATGTTGCTGCCGCTTTCTCTGAGACCATGCGTCCATTAGTTAGAAGTACTACAGCTACACAACGTAAAATAGCCTTCTCTGTGGCTCAAGGTAAAATTTCACCAGGATCTCCAGCAGAACAAGAATTGGCAACTCAATTTAAGTATATTGTTGAACGCTTAATGGGTACCCATGGAATTAAAGATAATGCAGAAGCTGTTGTATTACGTAGTGGTACTTTACTTAAAGAATTAAATGATGAACTTCCTAAGAATTTGAGATTAATTGATACTAAGGGTGCTGATAAATTAGGTAGAAATTTTGATTATCGCAACGGTAATTGGATGCATTCATGGAAAGAATGGGATGTTGACGAACCAGCAGAAGCTTTATATCAACTTACACGTTCACTTCAGATGGTTACCCGGAAAAACTCGATGTGGGATGACGCGGCTGCTCGTTGGGGAATGCCTATTAAAGGAGCAGAGTTCCAGCATCAAGTAGAAGGAATTTCTAGACTTGCTGGTACTTATTTTCCAGAACAGATTGCAACTCAATTAACTAATTTACAGCGGCAGTTGACTAGAGACGTGTTCAGAACGCCCCATAAGGCAATTGAACTTTTTGACAAAGTACAAAGGATGTGGAAAACTGGTGTCACTATCTACTCTCCATCGCACCATATTCGTAATCTTAACGGCGATATCTATCTTGCTGCCCTTGACGGCGTTGTTAGCCCTAGGCCTTATGCAATTGCAACTAAAGTACTCCATGCTTTTCCGACTCGTTACAAGAGCTTGGAATCTGTTTTTAATATTATGGAT